TTGGTTTCTTTCTTGTTTCTTTTTAAAGTCCCCCGATGCTCCCGCACAGGGGGATTAAAGAGTTCATTTAATTTTTATGAAAGTAAATTCGTCAGACGTAAGACACGGGTGGACGTTCCACCATCAGGTTCATGCCCAGGTCCTCTGAAAGTTTATTTATTCCTTCACGGATTCTCTTGATTGTATCCTCCTTTGGCTGACGCAGGCCCGTAACGTACTGGCGCAGTACAGAGGCGTTCATGCCGATGTAGTGGGCGAAGGCGGTAACATCGATAGGATAGTAGTCGAAGAACGACCCCACGTCGAAGCGGAAGTCAAATTCCACGTCAGGAAATACCTTGCCTTCGTTAGCCCACTCTTCTTTCTGCTCTTGAAGCGATAGGCTGGTATCTTCCATGGCCTCGCGAGCCGTCGAGCCGCTGCCTCCAAAACCGAAGTTTTCGACACTCTCAGGGGTAAAGCAGGTAAAGTTACCTTTCCCCTTTCCGCGCTCTACGATTGCCAATAATTTCACTTTCTTTGTCATATCTATTGTTAAAACTTTCTTATTAAAAAGAGTTCTTCGCATCATTCCAACATGCTCTCCGTCAGATGTTCCTCTCTCGGGATTGCCCGGGCTTAAAGCCCGAGCAAATCCTTTTTGAGAGATTTCAGAAGTCCCGTTGGAACTTCCTGGGAACTGTGGCGTGGAACGACTTTGGTCTTTCCTGTAATCGGACTGTACCATACGTCATGTCCGCCACCATGTCTTACTAAGCTGCATCCCGCAGCCTTCAGACTTCTAACGAATTGTTTCGTTTTCATAATGTTAATGAACTCTTTGTCCTTATTGGACGATGCAAAGGTAACAAATAAGTTGCAAACAAACAAATTTTTCTGCAACTTTTTTGTTAGCAAATGAATTATTTAACATTTGAAGCAAAAAAAAGACTGAGAAAGCTATTTCTCAGCCCTGATATACTTATTATATGTCACTCTCGAGTGTGGATTGAAGTTCACGATTTTAAGTCGGTATCCCTTCGTTCCCCACTTCCACCAAAGGAAGTGGTGACGGTACTCGCGGTACACCATTGTACTCAGCGAGTCACGTATATTATAATAAAAGGTGGTATCTTTCAAGTCCAGGCGAAGGTCTGCCCACTGATCACTGTAGTAATACAGACTATCAGTAGGCTTATGATGAGCGGGCACAGTGTCGCTGGTCACAATCGTTGTGGTCTGCATGGCTTCCAATTGCTTAACCTTCAACTTCAGTTCCTTGATAAGCTGCTGGTTTTCAGCCAGAGCATCCTTCAGTTTCTTCGGAACTACCTCTACCACTGTCTGCGTCACAACCTCTATGCTGTCTCGGATGGTGTCACGCTGCAGTGGAATCTGAGCGTGTGACAGTTCCACACTGAGGCGGTCGATATCATCCTTCAGCCTTGCAACAGTACTGCGGTGATGAATGTAGAAACAAGTGGCCAATACTATTACGACCACGGCTATTATACGATATACCTTCATAAGCTTTCAATGTATTTGATGATACCCTCTACATGTAGTCTCTCGATGGCATGGCGTCCCTCGTCACTCAGAAGGAAGTCTACATCTTCCTGGTTGTTCTGGAAGAGGTTCTCTGTCAGGACAGCCGGACAGTCGGTGCGGTTCAGCACATACAGAGCCTGCGGCCAGTATTTCTGATCTTTTGACGGGCGGCGCATCTTCAGCCCGTGCGCTTCTGCCGCGTCAAACAGGCAGTCGGCCAGCAGCTTGCTCTTTGCTGATGCCTTGGTGCCAACGCGCACACTCCAGCCGTTGGCCTGGTGCCATTTGTTATCGACAGGCGGTGAAGCATCAACATGGATGCAGACATATATCACGTTCTGCTTGCCGTTCTGCCGACACAATTCATTGACGAAGTTCACGCGCATGGCCAGTTCCCGCTGGCGTTCCTGGTCTGCCATTGGCGACTGCATCTGTTTGGGCAGGTCAAGCGGCATATAGTCAATGACGCATTTGTAGCCCATCGCCTGAAGCTTCGCTGCCACCTCTGAAGCTATTTCCCGGCCATAGACGCATTCTCTCAGACTTCCATCAGGGGACTGCTTACCAGGTTCCCTGAGCCTGTGTGGCGTGCCAATGGCAATAACTACCTCATTCTTCTTCATGGTTTACCTCCGTTCCTTTGTTTACCTTTGTCTGTAACTCTTCGAAACGACTTTCCATCCTTTTGCTGATGGAGTTGATTTTGTTGACTGCATAGATTCCGATACCAAACAGACCCAGTGCTGCAGACAAGGCCTCTCCGATGTATGTCAGTGGCCCAGGCCCGATATCTTCGGTTATGAAAAACGACACGAAGGCCATGACGATTGCCGATACAATCAAAGCAACAGCCGATGTGTAATGAATCCAGTCTTTAGTATTTTCTTTCATACTATCTATGTATTAATTTACGGCAAAGGTAGCAGGAAAAAATGCGCCATAAAAATACAGGCCACCGGCATCATCGGTGACCTGTATATTTTTCTTCAATTCGCAGGAGAAAGATTATTTCTTTTTCCAGCGAGTCAGCATCCAGTAGGCATTATATTTGATGGTATCTTCCCAATAGGAAGTGTCCTTGTATTTCCAGAATGGGCCTTCAACGGCTGTCAGCTCCACCCACTCGTAGTCATTTATCATCAAATCGTTCTGCAAGTTCGAGCAGAAGATGGAACCGCCGCCCTGTTGGATGGCCTCACCAGTCCAGATACCAGCGGCATGGAGTGGGCCGAAGCCGTCGCGTTCCGGCACGTTGCAGACATAAGGCATACCGTTCTCGCCATCTTGGTCGTGCTCACCTGTGCCGTCATCCTCGAAGTATGCTTCCTGACCCGTCAGACAGATACCTTCGCTATAATCGGTTCTGGTGTAGAACATGTAGTCAAGAACCAACTGAATGCCTCCGTTGGAACTTGGAATATCGGTGGCCATGTTGGTAATGGTGATACGCTGACCGATGAAGAGGTGTGGAGGTGGCAGGTATATCCATACCCATCTTTTGTTAGTATCAAACACGGAACCGATATACACCTGGTCATAAAGCAGCTTGCAGTTCCTCAGACCATAGTAGATGGCCGGATTGCCATCGTCGTATATTCTCACAGGAAGGCCATTGCTTTCGGCTTCGTAGAGATAAACCATACCATCGGTGCTCCAATAGTCATCCACGTAGGCTGCATGGTCTGGAAATCTCACATAACGGCTGGCACCTGTCTGTAGCTTAACCTTATGACTCATCATCGCGCCATCGACCTTGATGTCACCGTCGCCGTCAAGAATGAACTTATCCTTGGCACCATGCATCTTGCCTTCTTTCAGGTTGACCCACCAGTTCGGGTAGAAATGACCTGTCAGTTCCCAATTGCCGTAGTATGTAGCCTTTGTCGAAACGTCTTGGCCGTAATAGCAAATATTATATTCTCCTGATTCGGCTGCGGTAAACGTCAGTGTGACAGAACGCTGTATTCTGTAGAGCCATACACTAGATGTCATCGCCACAGATCCTTTATAGATGGCGAAATAGCAGTACTTGGTATTCGTGCCATCATAGTAGGTACTACCCTTGATGCGCACGTTGACTGTCACACCCTTCTGAATGTAGATAGTAGCCTCAATGGCTTTGTCATCAGCAATAGGTCCATGGATGTTTGTTCTGTTGAAGTAACCGTTCTGAATTGTTGGGTCACCCATGAAACGCGTGTAGGCAGGAGGATTGCTTGCGCTCACGGCATTACCGTCGGCACCTTCGCCGTCGACGCGCTCCACACCGTTGATGCGTCCGTTGGCCGAATAAAAGTAGTCACCTGCCATCACACCGGCACCGTTCTTGGCAAAGCGGGCAAACTGTGCGCCCACCATCACCACACCGTAGTTCTCTGCCTTTGACCAATACATGCTGCCGTCCTCTGGCGCAAAGTGTACATTGTTAACAACATTCGTGTCAGCAGTCAGATACCAGTAGTCACCATAAGCCTGAGCGTACTCATTCCAAACTGTCATGCTTTTATCCTCCATAAAAACTAGAGGTGTCCGCTGCCCTATTTTCGTATATGTCGTATCTGGATCGTAGTTGCCGGATGGCCAGTATGACGGGCCTGTATCTCCATGTTTGTAGACTGGTATCTCTAACTCAGCTAAATAGCCGCTGTGAACTTCTGTTGCTGAGTCATAAATACAGAATACCAAGGCATCGCAGGTACTGGAGTTCACATTTATTCCCTCGGCATACCAGTTTGTAGCCTTACTAGTGCCATTTTTACCAAGGAAGTAATAACTGCTGCCTTTCTTCCTGAATACGCTGCAGAAGCAAGAATAGGCCTGTTTCGCCGCGTTTCCCACTTTCTTGTAAAATGTGACGGTTGCGGTAAAGGTTCCCGTCTGGGTGTTCTGTCCTATGGTGATGCTACCCAAGCCGGACATCAGCGAATATATCTCACCGCCAGGGCCTTGGCCGCCCGTGTCACCCAGTTTATTAATAGGTATTTCTTTCTTTGCAAGGTAGCTAGTAGGAGCGGCACTTGCAAGAGACGATGCACCGAAGGTACTGTTGCCCATGAACACAACGAAGGCGTCACTGATAACACCGTCTACAGTTGTAGATCTGTTGGTAACAGCAATTTGTGTAACTTTAATCGAGCTAAAAATGATGCGTGAATAGTCAGAGCCTTTCCTTCTGTACAGGGCATAGTAACAACTGTAGGCCTCGAAGTCATTGTCACCAACACGCTTCCAGAAATTGATGGTGGCGTTAAGGTTTGCTTCTGTATTATTGGCTGCTATCGTCACGCTGTCTGACGTGGAGCGTATTTCATAGTCCGGGGTTTCGTCGCCTTTTGGACCTGGTATTTTTCCTTCGATGGTCAGTGTTACCTTCCTGCTCACGCTCACACCGTCAATGGAGGCTGTGATGGTGATAACAACGACTACAGGAGAGACAAGGGTCGTGCCACTCTTGATGAAGATTTTCACATAGCCGGTGCTCAGCGTTGTGCTCTTTTTGAAACTGACGGTTGGGGACGGTGTACCTTCAGCGGCGTATGCATCACCAAGTATATAGTTGTCATCTATCTTGCAGACAATACCTGTAAGGGTCTGAGCCGTACCGCCTTTCTCGATGGCGACGTAGGCATCCACAGTTTTTTCACTAGCGGTGGTGCCACTGGAATTACAATCTACAACACCCACATTTTTCGTGATGGTGGCGTAGATCGCATCTTTGCCGTCCTTCGGCTTAGTGCTCAGAACGAAGCTATTGCTCTGTCTTTTTCCCGGCATGTCTATTCCTCTTCTTCTATGAACTGAATCTGATTGGTGCTTCCCTCGTAGATGTAGCCGCATTCGTTGACGATACGGCCTTCCTCAATAGGCAGGAAGTTGATGCCAGACTGCTCCAATTCACGGAGCCAGCGGATGATGCCCTGATAATTTCCATGGTACTCATAAGCACGTATGCGCCCAGTGGGCTTTCCCGTCTCCTGGCTGATCTCAGGAATGCCAATGAGGGCCTTCATCCAGTTATCGCCCTCCTTGCCCCGTCGGATCTCATATTTGTAGACGTTGTGTACCTGCCCTTCCAGGTCTTTCATGTCAATGTGCTTTGCATCCATCGAGCGATCGATGCGCACACGCTGTGTCAGTTCTGTCAGTTTCATCCTTTGCTCTGTCTTTTGCATGATGCCGTAGCAGTCCGCATTCTTCATCAGTCCGAAGTAGCTGGCCCATGACTTGTCATCCTTGCAGCGCACGGCACGGTGAAGGGTTGCAGGGCGCATCCTGGTTACTCCTTTGTCGTGGCTGGTAGCCGTTTTGTCAGGCAAACGCTTTACCACAAACCCGCACAGGTCGGCACCGTTCCCGTCGATGGGGAGCACATTACCCATGTGCCTCTTGCAGCGCAAGCCATAGACATACCACCAGTATTGGCGTATGCGCCAGGCAGCCTGGTTTGCCTCTTCCCTGGTCTCTGTGGCCACCCATGCATTGTCTGCATAGCGGATGGCCCACGGGAACTGATCCTTTAGCCAAAGGTCGAAGGGCAGCATAGCGATGTGGTGCACAAGGGGGCTGGTCGGGGTGCCGATAGGCAGGCGTCCGTCCACAAAGGAAACCTTCTCGCCAAAATCGATGAGCCACCTCCAGTATGCCATGTTCTCCTGGGAACGTTCCTGCTTGGATCTGGCAACTACCATGTCGCGCAGCACCTTCATCCCCAGCCTGTATGACTTGGGCGTCATTCGCTGGTAGCACTGCCGTTGGTCTGCACAGACGAGGAAACACAGCTCACGGCGGTCGTAGAACAGCCGCTTGGCCTCCTTCAGGACACTTCCTTCCCTGGTATCAGCGGTGACACCTCTACCAGCGAGGCAGTTGCGGGCCACACCAGGCTCCACGCTCATGTAATAGGGCATCACCAGCTCCATCCACAGGTGCTGGATGACAAGTGTGTCAAGGGAAGGTGCGTCTATCTGCCTGACCTTCCCGTTGGCATTTGTCTTTTCAAGCTGACGGTACTCCGTACTGATTGAAAGCGACAACGCTTCGGCAAGGATGCGGTTACGGTTATTGGCCTTGTCGGAAAGCCAATCCTTCCCCGCCTCACTGTTAGCACGACCTTTCAGGGCAGCCAGTTCCCCGGCTTCCACATCTTTCATCATGCAATATGCTCCTTGCCTCGGCATCATTTTGTTATTGTTATAAATTAAAAAATCACTGGCTCAGGCTGAGCCATGGGGCGCTTACCTGTCACACCTCGTAAAGTGCCGCCACCCCTTCAGGTCTTATGTGTTCGCCGCTTCCGGGCAGGTGCGTGTCACGGTCTCTTTTCTTAGATCTCACCTTTGCAGAGCCCCCATTGTTGCGATTCGTATTGGACGCAGCGTTGTTCGCATTCCAATTGCGGGGCGAACAGTTCGCATTGTTCGCATTGCCGCGAAAACGGAGGGCCTGTGACACGTCACCCTATTGCCTTTTCAGGCTCAACCACGTCCTCGCGTTTCAGGGCCTCAATCCCATTGCAGAGGTTGACGCGACACCCGTGGATTTTTCTATCTGTCGGCAAAGGTAGTCAAAATTCGCGATATACCCATTGCCTATACATGAATTTTCAAAAAATTTTTTTATCGAGGCGGCCTGACGGCCGCCGCCGTCAGCCGCTTGCAGCGGCTCTGTTGCGCCTGCGGCGCTGCTGCGCATTACGTTCCTAGTAATGCCTGAGCAGAGCCCCCAAAGTTGCGATGCGTAAAGGACGCAGCGGTGAGCGCATACCAATAGCGGGGCGAACAGGACGCATGGGACGCATTGCCGCGAAAACGGAGGGCGATTCTCGCACGTTTGCCTACGGCTGTCGCCCACTCGTTGCGGGTGTAGCCGTAGCAGCACTCATAGCTGCTTAAGGCGCCGCCCGCCTGTGCCTTGATGGGTGAGTAACCGATACGCCGCGCATAATATCCGTCGGCCAGGTTCGTGCCCTCGCCGGTCTTGATGGCGTCTGCGCAGTCCTCGATGAGGAACTTCGCCGGGGAATCCTTCAAGACAGCCGTGTCGTTGAGCCACTTCGTCTGGTCGGGGATGAGATAGGAGGCGATGGGATTGCCCGTTTTGCTAGTTCCTGGAGCGATGGTACACTCACCAATCACCTCTGCACCTCCCTGCGTATATGCATAGATATCGCCGGAGAGGTTTATGCCGCCCATCAGGCTCATGCGCAGGATGGCCGTGAACTCACACGTTGTCTGTGTGCCGCCTGAGTTGTAGCCCGTCAGCGTGTCGCTCAGCTCCCTGTACACGCGCACGTTCATATATCCGTCCGTCAAGGACTCCACACCGTTCGGCTGCATCCAGTAGTATTTGCCGCCGTACATCCTGAAGTAGTTTGGCGATGCAGTGTTCGTGGTCTTGGCGATGCCAAACTCTACGGCGAACGATGCTGCCAGCTGACTCTCCATGCACTGCTCCTTGGCGTGATAGTCGTTCATGTCCTCGCTGGCGTTCTTAGTGCTGTTAGTGGCACTCTTCAAGGGAAGGCTGGCACTCCAGAGGCCGTATCCATAGGAAGAAGCTCCATTCACCTTGTGCCTGAAGCCTCCGTTCTGACGCCATGTTGCTTCGCTATTACAGTCATCATTGCTGCTGATGCCGCTGCCGAACATGGTAGCCAGGAACGGGTTCCTGCGTGAGTATAGCAGTTCCTGACTGGTGATGAGCGTGTTTAGCGTGTGGAACCCACCTTCAGCGAAGGGGTAGCTGCGTGTGGCCACGCTGTTATTTGCCCTTGCCCGGCTGGCATTCGTCGTGGCGCTTACATCGTCTGTTTTCGGGTATGCACGGCCAGCTTCGTTGAACATCGTGCTACCGAGGATGCCGGCAGCCGAAACTCCACCGATACCTCCCTGCGGGTGTGCCAGGTAGAAGAAGTTGCGGAACACCGTTTTTCCGTTTTCTGTGATCTGCGTCGACGGTCCCGGTGAGAAAGCAGTCGGAGGCAGGTAGTAGCGTGAGAAATCAATGCCGTCCCATTCAGTGACATCAGTGAAGATACCGTTCCACTCCCAGTCACCGTCCTCACGTTTCTGATGATCGAGTAGGTACACTCCGAAGCCGTAACCTACTCCCGTCGTGTATTTGGTCTCGGTCGTTTCCCAAGGCAGCACGGCATGGGCTTCCACATAGTCGTTGCCGTTCTTCTTGTACAGACGCGGCCAACCTCCGTCACTCTCATTGAACCAGCCGCTGAGCGTACCCCTGAAGTAGGGGCGCAGCACACTCTCCACATACGATTCCGGGTCATACGCCCCAGCATCGCAGTATTTTACATAAGTGCCGCTTGCGTTCTTTCTCCACAGTTCCAGCTCTGCGTCGGCGGCCATCTCCGGGCTGATGCGCACTGCAGGCGCCCAACCGCCTCCTGCAAAGCGCAGTATATTGTTACGCTGCAGCTTCATGCCGCGCGTAGTGGTGCCCGTGTTGTCGGTGGTGTCAAGCAGCCAGAAGTCCAGCTGCTTCAGGAATCCCTTGTTTCCCTGCTGCTGGCTGGGTGTAATGGCACTGGCTCCTCTCACGTATCCTTCCACGTAGTTGTTACCTGTCAATTTAGGATAGCGAGGTTCAACGATGACCGACATAGCCGGCATGGCATCAGCATTCAGCGTACTGCCGTAGAGCGTTGCCAACTGTGCGGGTGTTATCTGCAGCCATTCACCCGTTCCGAGGCTCACTTCCGTACCGTTTGCCCTGGTGATGAACCACTCTATGGCATAGAGCTTTTCCACCCATGACAGTGAGCTACTGTTATGAGGTGTAGTCTCAGTCAAGTCGTTGAGTGTCGACCCTCCAGCTGTCACCAGTGCTCGTTTGATAACTGTGATGGCACTGCTGGCAAGTTCTGTTCGCTCCAGGCGGCAGTGGGCGATGTCGGCCACGACAATGCGCTCCACGTCTGGCAGTTCCACGCCCACGTCAAAGGTCTGCTCCCTGAATCCGAGGTACAGTTTCTCCGGGCGCACAAGGCCGTCCTCGTCAAGATAGTCCTCCACCTGACCGTATGGGATGTATCCTGCACGGCAAACCAGGCGAACTTGTTGAATCTTCGTCAGGTCTACAGTGACCTCCTTCGAAGCCGTTCCGCTAGGCAGCCATGCAGCGTCTATCCATTCCGTATCCTCTGTGCACTGTATCAGACGATTGTCTGGCGTGCGGTAGAACCAGAAGTAGAATGCCGATCCCTGCGGTGTGTCGGCATAGTCATCCTCGTCCATTGCATCACCACCGTTGTCAAGCGGGAAAGCATCAGGAAGAGGTGTGGCACCGTCGCAGAGTTGCACGGCGCATTTCTTCTTCCAGTTTGTGGCATTGTCCAGCTTGGCCACGGTATCGAGTTTCAGCGGATTCATTCGGAAGAACTCTCCGACATAGCCAGCCGTTCCCAGCCTGTCGCGCAGCAACGTAAGGTTGGTTGCCGTCGACGAACTAAGCTCTAGAGGAACCTCTGCAGTTGCCGTCTGTGCACGTCCTACACTGTCGTAGAACGTGCCTGTTGCCCTGACAGTCACATTGCCGTCTGTCATAGTCTGGTTGAGTCTCACCCTAAGATATGTGCCACTTAGTGTAAAGTCGCCCAAACTCTGCCCCGTGATGGGAGTCACTATGCCATTGCGAATCACCTCCCATGCCACTGTGTTCCGACCACTCCATGCTATTTCACTGGATGGGGTCGCGGCGTTTGGATCTTCGAGCAGTACATGCAACCCAAGAAGAGTCGGATATGTCTGACGGTTTGGATAGTACTCACCTGTAAGCGAATCGAAGCTTTGGGTGAGCGTTCCGTATTGGTTTGTATTCTGCTCATTGTACGGGTTCTCCACCCGGATGGCAGCTGTCAGTGATACGGGACGTGTCACCGCCCCTACGTATGTTCTTTTTTTCATATTGCATCAAGATTAAGAGTTTGTCGGGTCAAGGCTTATCCATCCCTGCAACCTGCCGCCGCATACAGAGACTAGTTTGTCATAAGGTACAGCCAGCGTACCCTTCCAAGCTTCGCCCTTGTAAGTGATGTTCGTAACCACAGTCGCTGTGTTAGCCAGAGCGGTGGCAGTACCGGAATACGCCGCCGGTGTGAGTGCCGTTCCGTCATCGCATTTCAGTACGACGTTGGGAACCAGCGTCCTTGTGCCCCAGGAGGTCAGCACATTTCCGTCTTTGTCGACAACATAGATTTTAACCCTGGCAGTTCCTCCCTCTTCGACTTCCGAACCTTCCACGTCACCAATGATGTCATAGGCAGCATAGATGGCATCGGTCTCGTCGCGCAGGAAGCCATAGCCTCGGTAATATTCAGATCCCACCTTGAAGCGGGCGCAGAAGTTGTCATAGCCGTTCACCTCTGCAGCAGGCACCGTGAGACGATTTCCATCGACGGCATAGCCGTTAGCTGAAGTACACTCCACCTCCGTGCCCGTACCATCGACGTTGAACCATTTCTCCGGCGTGGCATTCTGTACGACTGTCATCGTCGACACATCATAGAGGAAGGCTTCCAGATAGCCTGTCCCGCCCTGTGTCGTGATGTTGTGCACGTTACTGATGAGCACAATATACGGCGTACCTCCAGTGGAGTAGCGCACCAGTGTCACAGGCTGATCAGGCGTCACGAAGTCCTGGAACCTGCCACCTGCCAACTCAATTTTTCCTTCGATGCGGAACTGGTCGCTGTCGGCATTTACGGATTCGCTGAAGAAATTCTTCATGATCTGGTAGGTGTACGTGCCGTCACCGCCCGTGGTACGCTTGAACGTACCGGCAGGGAATGCCGTACCCACAGCGTTACTCAGACCAGTACCTGCAAAAGTCACCTCAACACCGTTCCAGTAGAGTTTCTCCTGTGCGGCCAGTGAGAGGTGAGTGTTGCCGTTGGTATCCTTCACACCTGCTTTGAACTTAGGGCCGGCATTTGTCCAGTTGGGGGTAAGGTTACCGGCAGCATCCATGCTCTGGTATAGAATGCCGTCCACCATCTCAATGCTTGTGATGAGTGTCTTTCCCGCTATTTGTGCGTTCAGGACGAAGTCATTACTGATAATCTTTGCCATAGTTTATTCCTCCCCGTTCTCTTCTTGTTCAATACCTGGCTCCGACTGTCCTGCAGACATGATGGCCTGCAGGTCATCGCCGTTGACTATCTCCACCTGACCATAGGAGAACCGTGTCAGGTTCAAATCCTTCAGGGTCAGCACCACGCGCCCGTCAGGGGTGCGCTGGTTGCGGGTGAACACCCTGCGGCGTTCACACACTTCGTTTGGTACAATAACGTAATACATAGCTTTTTCTTTTATTATATGGTGAATACTATATCTGTCCCATTCCCATCTCTCCCTCGGCCATCTCTCCCGTCGAGAGGCGTACCGTGCAGCGGAACCAGACGCGCATCTCGCTTTCCCACAGCGGGCCGCAGTCTGTGCGGCGCGTAGGGTCATTCAGCCTGTGGTCGATGACAAGGATGTTCGGGTGCCCTTCCTGTGTTACAGGCTGCCAAAGTACGTCGGCAGCCGTCTGTGTGCCGTCCTCGTAGGCCATGCGCTCCCACGTCCAGCTGACATCCAATTCTCCTGCTTCCACCTTTGCCAGCAGGTCGTCTGTCACGTCGGCGGCTCCGATCAGGATACGTGCCTCGGAAAGCAGGTGCACATCATCGAGCCACACCATCGTTCCCCTGCTGAAGTAGAAGTCCACGCGCAAGGCCTGTCCGCTGATCATCGTCCAGTGGGTTGATATGCCAGGTTCCTCAGTAGTTCCTTCCACCAGGCACTCCCACAGTGCACCGTAGTACCAGACTCTTGACGTTTCTTTATCAACGTGCCACTCCTTTTTCATTTTCTGCAGCAGCCGTTCGTCTGTCAGGCTGGCATTGGCGGGTGACAACCTGTATGTCAGCCACATGTTACGTGTGAAGCTCTCGAAATGGTATGGTTCGCTGATGGACTGCCCCTGTACGTAGGAGCCGCCCCATGTGCGGATGACCTTCAGCATTGCAGCGTCAGCAGCAGTCATCCTTCCGGCGGCCACCTCTGCAGCAAGGTGTTCGTCACTCAGCGATTCATCAGGCGTGTACGTGCCCCCCAATCCAGTATATACGACGGGGGGATTCTGTACCCATATACCACGGTCAATCTTCACCACCTGCGAAGGATAATAGATATGGTGGGCGTTTTCGTAGAAGATGGTGTTGACATAGAGGCTCGGCATCCGAGGGTCGCGTGTGTCAGGCAGCACGCCTGCAGTATCAAGAATAGTAGGCAGGATGCCCAGGCAGAGGGCGTAGTTGTCAGCCCTGAGGATGGGCTGGTCAACATGCCAGTAGTAGGTGATGCGCTCATCTGTGGTGCTCAGCTCCCAGAATGACTGGCGGCTGGCATCTTGCGTGTTTCCACGCTTAGCCACCGTCATCATCTTCTTTGGGCCGAAGTTCTTGCCGCCCGGTACCATATTGTCATCCCACAGCTCCACGCGCACGGTGTCCGGTGTCATGCCGTCGTTCAGCGTGACGCCGTTCTCGCAGACGCGCATCCATGAAGTCCAGTACTGATAGGCTCCTCCAGGCTCCGGCTGTTCGTCCATCTTGCCATAGAGGATGTCAAAGTCAGCAAACGAAATGTGGCGTCCCTCCTTCTCCTTATGGAAGTGCAGCGTCCATGTACCGTCATTGTTAATCTCCACCCGCTCGATATCGCCACCACCAGAAAACTGGTAGTCCTGCTCCATCACCTGGATCATGTTGTACACCAGCTTGGCGACGCGCATCCATCCGCGCACCTCCAGGCCATCAGTGGTGATGGTCCCGGTACTGGCATCCATCCAGATGCCCGTTCCATTCTCACCGACACTTGCACCGTCCGACTTCAGAACCTCAGAGAAACGGAGGTTCTTGAAGATACCCTCCAGCGATGCGGTGATGCTACCGCAGTTGATGGTACCGTCGGCATTGAGATGTATCTTGTCATCGCCCACAATGGCACCACCCAGTAACCGTAGCAGATATTGCGTAGTGTCTTCCTGGTCTTTCCTGATAAAAGGAGCATCAGGATCCATCAGATAGTTCAACAGCAGCAGGAAGGCCGTACCTATTCTGGTGGCCGTGTTCCTGTAGAAGCCCCGTTCGTCACGGATGCCTTCGAAGAACTGTCTGATGTATGTTGTATCTTGCGGCATATCTTGATTTTTGTGCGAAGATAAAGCAATGCTCCCGATATTAAAACTACAAGAACCGCTGACGCTGGAAGAGGGCATCGAAAGCCTGCGTCATCATTCCCTGATAAGCTTCGCCGTAGGCAGCAGCTTCCATTTCATTCAGAACCATGCGCGAGGCATAGTATTTACGGAAGAACCAGTCGCGTTTCTCATGTGGCTTGCCTCCAGCCACTCGGCCACCCCATGCAGGGCCTACTTTCTTCGGCTTGTCAAGGCCGTGCTTCTCGCGGTAGGCTTCGCCACCAGGCAGGAGGAAAGGCAACTGCCCGGAATTCCAAGTGCCCTCGCCACCACGGCTGCTGCCATAGTAGCGGCCGAGACTGTCTGTATAGCCATCACCGAACTCACGGGCCACGCCATCACTAACATACTTGCCGTATACCAGGAAGGAGTGCTCGATGGTGGTTATGGGACCAGGATGAAGAAAACCCGTTATGCTGCTGCGCAGACGCCCTGTGTCATTGATGCGCATCTTATCCAGACGCTCCTGCCAGTAGGTTACCATGTTCCTGGTCCACTGGCGACGGAACAGCTCCAGATCGCTCAAGGCATGAACACGTCCGCGACGGTAACGTTGGCGGCGTTCAACCGCCAGATTCTTCATATATCCCATTCTTTATTCCTCCTCCCAATCGTTTTCGTCAAACATCAGGTCAGTAGGCTCATCGTTCTGTATCTGGAAGAACAGACCCGTACAGCCGTTGAATGAATATCGGCCATATTCGTTGGAATAGACATTACCAGTATTCAGGTACATCAGTGCATTGCCGTACTTGTATTTCTCCTTATCCTTGATGATCCTGGAAAGGAACTGCCTGAAGATGGTTCGGCACAGGCGCAGCGCACGGTTATAGTCCTGAGCGTCGCCATGCTTGTAACCGGCAATGATATGCACACAATACACATTGCGGTCGAACCATCCCACCTTGTTGCTGAAGGTGTTGCTCGACGTGGTATCATCCACGAAGATGAAGTTCTGGTACTGGCGATAGCCTGCCATCATCGGCTCCAGGGCACCGGGGCCGCTGCAGTAGTCCACCTTGAAGTTGTTCCTCTTGGCAAGCTTGTTCTTGTTTCCCAGCTCTGCAAAGTAGGCCAGGGCGTCAAATTGATTCTGTTCCATGCCATTGTCTTATGAATTCGGGTATTTCCTTCTGAAATCCTCGGCCTCTCTGGCCTTGGCGTCAAGTTCGGTCAGCGCACGCCAGCAGTCGGCATCGAGCACAGTCCTCTCCTTGGTGATGTCACCGTCGGTCAGTGCGCGGATCTGTGCGTTCATCTGTTCCAGCCAGTTTACGCTCTGCCCACTGCTTGGGGCAGGTTTGAAGAAATGCCGGAATAGCTTAGAGAACTGTTTCTTCACATACGAGAACCACATGATGCAGCCAGTCAGCTCAGCATCATCGATGGCTGTCACGCCACCAGGGTAGAGCAGACGGGCAAGGCCCAACGCATACTTCTGCTCTTTCGTGGCCAGATAGCCTTGGTAGTATTTCTCCATGTTCAAATAGTCCTCGAACATCACTCTATGCAGCATGGCGTCGACAGCCTTGAATCCCTGAATGCTCTCCAACCGCACATCCATGGTCTCGTAGCTGTCGACATACTCCAGCTGCTGTATCATATCCTGAACCTGCCACGACTGCATGAAGAAGAAATGGCGCTTCGTCTTTTTCTTCCCATCGTCTTCAATGCTTACGGAACACGTCCATCCACCAGGTGTCTTATTCAACACTTCAATACCTGTGAAACGTAAAAGCATGAGTGTACGGCCTTCTATGGAAGAGTACATACCGCAGCCGATGACATGCAGCGCATAGCGCATTTGCTCCTGTGTCATCTCGGCCCAGGAGCGTGGACAGGCGAGCTGAAGCACACCTTCGGCGGTCAGCCTGCCACACTTATCCGACAAAGTGGAATGCGCTGTCTTCTGCATGGTTCTCGTAGGGTTTGAAGTGGTTCAGCCGGTAGCCCTCGCCATCGGCATATGTGGTATATTGTGACAGGTCGGCTTCCATGCGGTTGATCATCCGCATATAAACCTCTTCCTCCAGACGGCTGTCCTGGGCGATGCGGGCACCGATGTATTCCATACAGTTCAATGCAATATGCGAATTCGGCACGGTGAGCGCGTGGCCCGTCAGCTGCTCTATGAGTTCGTCCATATAGGCATTGCCCAGGTGCTTACGAAGGAAGCTGTCGGCAACGAGGATGGCCGGTATGGCGGCATCCCAGTCCTCAGGCTTCGGATGGTTAATGCCTGCCCACTGCTCCAGCTGCTGGATATTGAAGAACAGTGTCCGCACATTCCAGGCACGTTGTGGCTGCTGATTCCATCCGCTGACACGGAAGAGACGGTCAAGCAGTGTGCCAAGAAGCAGACGCTCCTGGCGGCGTAGCTGACCGTCGAGTGCATCGACACGCTGTTTCGAGGCAGGTGCCGTGTCGTTGGTCGACACAACGCCGAACCCCGTAGGCGTAAGAACCAGGTCGAGACTGCGCATCTCATGCATGAAGGCACGGACGCAGGCCAGACGCTTCACAGTCTGAACCAGCACGGTGTCAGCACCTCCTTCAACGGCCTGAGCACCGATATCGCCCAACACTTGGCTCTCCAGATTGGCCAACTCGTATTTGATGGCATCCTCCATCACGTCGAAGATGCTGCCTGTCGGCTCCTGTGCTGCCGGCACGGCCTTCTCAAAATCAACCTTTGTTATTTCCAGTTCCATTGTTATCAATCTTTTCGTCAAACTCCTTGTTCTTATCCAATGTGGTCATCTCGATCACCGGCACATGTATGTCGTACTTCTCATCCCACACATTGAAATGCATCAGCACGTGGTATGGTACCGACATCACGTCATGCCATGGCTTTTCCAAAGCCTGCTTCAGGTTGAAAAGCTCGCGCTTATCGCTGCCGGAGTTGTTCATCTGACTCTTGCCAGGCGTGGCACCCACCATGTTCGGGTGAACGCCCATGGCGAAGCACAGCGAGTTAGAGGCCTCGCCCATGTCCTCACTCCAGTCACCACCCTCTTTCTTGTCAGCCCCAAGGGCGTAGATGCGAACCATGCGCGTTTCCTTACCTTCCAGTACGGTGTCATAACTGGTAATCCAGGCCTTGCCCGCATTCTCCGGCTTCGTACAGAACTCGGTGATGTTCTGCCGTTCCTTCTTGATGCGCTCCTTGCGTTTCTCCGGGTCGGTGATGCCCTCCTCGTTGCACACGTTGTTCCAGTAGTTCCGGTGAATCTCCACCTGCCAACGAGGGGCCGCAGTGTTCTTGATCATATAGCGCTTACCCGTGCCAATGAGGCGGTAGATATCGTACCAGGCATCGAGGAAGATGCTGTAATAATATGGCATGGGGTAAACCTGATGCCCGATAGTTGGCACATAGCAGCGGATGGCAAACGAACGGTCTGAGGTTCCGGCACTCTTCTTTCCCGTGTCAGGATCCGGCTCTCTGCCCAGGCGAACCATCAGGTCGCCCAGCGGGTCCACCTCGTCAAGCAAAGGAAAGACTTTCGCCGTCTTAGGTGGAGTGTGCCGCCAGTTGGCCACGATGACATATTCACGCTTACCCTTCTTATTCTTGGGCGAGAAGCGACAGTGGCAGGCGTCCTGATGGCGCATCTGCACAATCTTCGAGCCGTCGCGTGAAAGTGTGATGACCAGTACCGAGAAGAAGTAGTACTTCATGTCCGTAGCCTGTTCCCAGAACTGAAGGTGCAGTGAGTTGTGAAGGCAGAAGTTACGAATCTCCGGGTCGCTGGCCCTGTCTTCGGTACCACGGTTGAAGAACTGCAGTCCCTGACCGTAGCACGTCAGCGTATTGAAGTTCTGGCACTGTGACGTCACCATATTCTTGCCTATCAATGTCTGCACATGGTAGGGAAGCATGTTGTCGCCTCCCCATGGTACATACTCGTACTGTCGGCCACCTATGCCGATAGTCTGTGTGTGCTCCTCATCCTCGGCATCGGCAAAGCCACCGTCAGAGTCCTTTCCATAGTGAGTGATAAACTCCGACTGAACACCCTCGACGGCATCCACCACAGAGCTTGGCATCACCATATATTTCTCGTAGTCGCCACTTTGGCCTACTTGCAGCAAGTCTTGTTTCTCTTCCATATCTACAGGTAAATTGATAGTCCGTTCACTTCAAAGATAAAAACATCGGGCACAGTCCGGATTTGGTTGTTCGCAGGGTTGATGATCTTGTGCCAGCCTTTCCTCCAGCTGCTGCTCGATACGAGCCAGCCCCGGTAGTTCAGAATGTTGCCCGTCTGCCCCTCCCACACCTTCAGGTTCACCGTCTGCCTGCGCTCATGTGCCAGGTCGAGGATCTGCATAGCCTCGTTGATATGTACCGCTTTCTTTTCCATCAGTTGAAAGTATCGTCAAAAGTGTTGTCGAATATACGGCCCTCCCGGTACAGCTGCAGCACATTGTGGTTGCGCTGTGCATACTGGTACGTAAAGGTGATGCGCGGCAGTTCCGCATCGTCATTGCTACGGTCGCTCTTCGAGTCAGTGATAACCACCTCCTTGCCCGGGCGCACCTGACCGTTGTAGAAGTTGCAGACGCGCACCTCGTCCGAGCGCAGCACCTCATCCACCCAGTCGGCCATCGCCCTGTTCAACGGCCCTGTGTCGGCCTTGAAGTTACGGGTCTCTTCCAGCTTATAGGTACGAAGGAACCGTCCGAGGCGTGCCTGGTTGCGCTTGTATTCCGGGTTGACTTGATGCAGTCCCGTGCAATACAGCAGCTCTTCCACGCCGAAACTGTTGACGAAGCACAGGATGGGCGCACAGTCCAGCACCTCCGGCTGCACGATGAAGTCCTGCTCACGGCTTCCTGCCACCACGTGGTACTCTACCAGCGACTTGCCTGCAGCCACATACTGATCAGGCGACACGTCGATGCGGGTATAGTCGTTATTTCCACCCGTGGCCACGGCAGAGAACACCTGTACGCTGTCATCGTCATAGATGGCCGTCACCGATGCCGTGCCGGTACCGTAGTAGCTCAGTTTTTCCATGCGGCCAATGGCAGTCAGCTTCGGCCCCATCAGCGTACTGAGGAAGTGACCGTTATAGAACTCTGCGGCCGTCACCTCATCGCCCATGTCGGCGGCAGAGTAAAGCACACGCACAGAGGCATTGTAGTTCTGTCCGCTCTGGCATGAGGCGGTGATATTCACCATCACCGTCAGCTGCTGGCGGGCATACGGCTCCACCAACCCGCGCATATCCTCTAGCACGATGCCGGTACTGCCAGGATAGAGCGTTTCCTGAAGAACCTGCTCACCGGCTATGGTGATGGTTACTAAGGCGCTGGTACCAACGTTGCTGATCAGTACGTTCGGGAACTGGCTGCTGAATACTAGTTCCGGCAGTGCGTCTATTCCTATGGGTATGTCTGTCTGATGTGCCATTGCTACTTTCTTTTTCGGCAAAGGTACTACACGCACGACAAAGCTAAAACTACAAAGGGCAGCACGTCATCACGACGCACCGCCCTCTCAATACTTAATGTAAAAAAATGTAGATTCCTATATTATCCCTGCCTCCAGATGGCCCAGGTAACGGTACCATCCTGCTCGGTGGTGGGCGAATAGTCATGCTCCAACATATATCCCACTATCTCGCCAGTGGTCACGCTGAACATCGGTTCCAGCTCATCCTGTATCTGCTGGGTGGTCTTGTTCTCCTGGATAAAACCATCCTTCGGCAGATTGTCGCGGAACGTAAAATAACTGTCGAGCAACTGCTGCACGAAAGCAGCCTCCTTTGTTCCTTCCTGATTGCTAACTTCTATCCGGCTCATATCCCAATGTCTTTTCAAGGTTCTCAAACTTCTGTCTTATCAGTCTCAGCTCGTAGGCAAAGCGGTAGAGATAATCCCTTTCCCCGCTCATCTCCTCGTAGGCCACCTTCTCGAGAGCTTCTTCGGCATCCTTCAGATGCACGATAATACGGTCTACAGATCCTTCACTGCACACATCAGTCACAGCGGCAACGGCCTCCTGCGTCATAGGAATAGCATTGTTATTCACTGCTCACCTCCTTCCTTGAATTCCTTGACCACAAAAACTTTCATGCCTATAACATTTACAGAGGCCTTTGGACGTTTGAACATCAATGCACCATATCCATACACATCACTTATGTTTCCCGAAAACTCAATTGGCTCACTCTTCGGGTATTTTTCATTCAGTTGCTGCACCTTCTTACGAATAGATCTTTTCATCCGAACGAATTCAGCCACATCTTTCACATAAGTGTTGCTCACATTTTCTTTCAAGTAGTCGGCAAGTTCGTCAACCTTTTTGCCTCTCACCCCATACTGCGTAAAATCGCAAACGACTATCATGCTGCACCTCCCTGCAGCACTGCTGCCAAATAATAGAGGGCTGCACAGAAGGCCATGATAAGTGGACCGCCCACATAGCATTCAAGCTGCTCCTGGTGGGCGCTTACCCACGACTTCACTTGCTGTCTCCAGTTCTTTACAATGCTTCCCACACTGGAAAGCACTGAGGGCTGAACCACCTGCCCAAATTGAATTGTCTGTTGCATATTGCACTGTCTTATAAGCTACCGAAGAACCGCCCCGGCACGGAGTACAAAGAAACGGCTGCACATCCCGTTGCTTATAAGACAGTGACTCACCCGAGGGCAGTTCAATCTTACGGAATGGCAGCCGTATAGGTATATATAAGTACCCAATTGGCATAAAAAAATGCCCGGCTATGATGCTGAGCGTCTGACGTGCGCCCTTACGAGTGGTCTACCACTGTCTTATAAGCGGTGGCAAAGATACGACAAAAAGCCGAAACCGCCAAACGATTTCGGCAATTTTTATTAAATCACCCCTCAATTTCCTACTTTTCCTTTGTTTTGGGAGGGAAATTCAGGCAATAGAGCAGTCCTGCTATCGGAGTGAAGAAGATACTGAGGAAGATGGCGCTGCCAGCGCTACACCCCTCTTTCCTTTCAGCCACATCATGCACAATCATCAATGTAAAGATGACGAGAACAATGACCAGACAAATCCAAAGAAGTTGCATATTCGTATTCTTTATGTTTTACCTGTTAAGAAATGTGGCTGCAAAGGTACAAAATTTTCCTTGCATCGAGCAAGGAGTAGGCAATAAAGTGGCAAGAGCTGGAAAAATCAGTCTTTTCGTGGCAAGACGTCTCGAAAAGTATGGCAAGTGTCGCCCATCAGGCGGCAAGTGGTGGCAAGTCACATCGTGATTTGCGGTAATTTTTCAGTTTTTTCCACTACCTCTTTACCCGGAAAGCCTATTCCAAGAGGCTTTTCGGGCCGCGTGGAGCGCAAAGTGCGCCCAGCAGCTGCCAAAGCAGCCCCCACCGCCCTACGCCCGCGAGCGACTTGCCCGACTTGCCATAGCGGAATATGTCACGAATTTTTGTCACATCGTAGGGGATTGTTTCGGGGCAGTGTCATTTTCGTGCCCTCACGAAAATGGTAGGGGCGCATCCGCGGTTGCTGGCAAGTGTGACGTGTCACTCTTGCGAGCCTGTCAGCGAGGGTGTGGGTTTACCCACTCCCTGCTGAAATGACAGATGGCCATAGGGTCATAAGCATCATGTCTCCGAATAGGAGAATAGTTTGATGCCCATCAAGGGCATAGGCATCAGTCTGCGAATAGCAGAATAGTTTGATGCCCATCAAGGGCATAGGCATCAGTCTGCGAATAGCAGAAAATACCAAGGCAAGCACCTTCACGGCAAACTGCCGTACAAACAGGGTGGCACTATGCCGTCCCCCCAGCACAGCATGAACCGTGGAGAGTAGTGGAGCATCAGCCGATGGGAGTGCCTGGCTGTCACGTGGCGGTGGTGCTTTAGCACGTTGCCGGTGTGTACGCGATGTATGTCACGCTTATGCGGGGCGTATGTCACGTTCTCTCCGGCACGAACCACCACATGACAGCCGATTAGGCTCTTCCATCGGCTCATGTGCAACGGAACGGAGCGAGGGCAGGATGGGCGGGGTGCCGGCATGGTGTGCGTCCTGTTTGGTGAATACGAATAACTCTGGTGGTGACAGCCGCCAGTGTTGTAGCATGAGTATTCAGGTGCGCAGGGGGTCGAGGGTGGGAAAGAGGATGGCCGTGAGGCCATGAGCACCAGTCTGCGAGTAGCAGAAAACACCGATAGATGCCCATCAAGGGCATAAGCATTAGTCTGCGAATAGCAGAATAGACGTAGTCGTATCAGGCAGAGGTGAGGTAATATCAGGCAAACTATAGGCATAAGAGTCGGCTCCCATGAGCCATAACGTTGCCCATAGTTTGCCTGGTGTTACCTCACTGCTGCATACCCTCTGCTGAATGTGGCATAGCCTCTTTCAGCAGAAACGAGAAAATAAGCAGGTTCGAACCTGCTTAATCTCTACGCTCACCGAACCATCTGGTTTTAGCCAGGAACATCGCCATACGGACGTGTGCACCGGTAGCCTCGATAGCTCCGATGAACGCATCCGATGAACGCCCCGTGGTGTAGATATCGTCGATGATCAAGACGTTCTTACCTCTGAAATAGTCAGCATCGATGTTTACCAGGTGCTTGATGTTTGTGGCAAGCTCGTATTCACCAGTGATGTGCGCCCGTTTGCGGTTGCCGACAACCTCGATATGACTGAAGCCGTCGATGGCTCCCGTCTGCTTGCACAGCAGCTGAGAGAACCGTTTCCACCTACGGATGTGTGCGTACTTCGTACTGGCAGGGATACAGACGATAACGGTATCAGACAAATCCATCAGAGCCAATGCCTTCGAGAACTGCCTTGCTGCCCAGCGTGTGTAGATGTTCCGGCCATCCTTGAAGCCGATGATCATCCGGCAGACATCCTGCTCCTCGAACGTGGCCCGCCTCTGGAACCGCTGAGGGATGTAGCTGTAAAGGGCGTACTTCATCATGGCTATCACTATTACTGGGTAAGACAAAAAGCAGCAGCCCCTTCACTGAGGAACTGCCGCTGTTTCTACATTCTTCTTTGTGCGAGGCTTACGCTTGGCCTTCTTTTCTGGATTGCTGGCCAGTACCGCATCGACGCTGTGGGTCTCGATGAATTCCTCTGTGACCTCGGCAATCTTCTCTTTGCCGGCTTCGGCCTGCTCAGCCTTTATACGGGCAATCTCCTGAGACAATTGAGAGAGGCTGGAATCTGCTATATACAATCCTGTCTTTTTCTTCAGAAAGAACATAAAACGCATGGCTTTGTAGGCGCTCTTGCAGTGTGCACTGGGCTGTTCATCTCCTGTTATGGACACTGCCCATACATTGTTGTCACTCTTGTTTGACTTCACGACTGATACGATAATTTCTCTTTTTTCCATGACTGTAAGTTTTTGATTGTTATACATTGGTTTCTTGACTCTTGTGATGACTGTTACATGGCGTAGCACTCTATGTAGGTGATGTCGACCATTAAATCCATTGCGAATTCCTCTGCCTGCTTGGTGGCTTCGGCAAACGTGTCAGCTTCTACCTCGTACTCGTAGCTCTCGCCTTCCTCGGTGTTGACGACTACCTGATAGAGATTACCGCAATAGTAGCGATTGCTGTAGAGACGGCTCTTGTTGAAAAGCGATGATGTTTGAACTGGATGTGTCATAATTGTTTGATTTTTTAAATTGTTCGACTTTCTGTTTTGCGCCTGGGCGCTCTTTGTAATTTTTACGTGCATAAAAGAGCAGCAGGGAGAAGGCATGCAAATGCAAGGTTTGGCCGAAAATTATTCAACCTACGGCCTTGGGAATTTGGTTTCCGGCGCAACTGCACCCCAAATTCCTTGAAAAATTTTTGAGACAACTGTGCACGACCTTGCAGAATGGCGCCTGCGCTAACTTTGCAAAGGAAAAATAGAAGAGTGCCAGGGCATTAGGCAAAACATGTCGAAACAGGAAAAATCATTATGGCACAAAGAATCCAGTACAACATCGCACAACAAGAAAAGCCGTCCGGCAATCGCCAAGCAGCTGGTAATAACAGGTAGGCATCAACCTTCTACCGAGGCGGCAAAGAGCAAGAATGAGGGGACAGCCAACAGACACGTCCGATGCCACCTGCAGACAGAAGAACTATACATGATAACATGACGACCACCAACAAGAGAGCTATGCCTACAAAAATGGCGGGTCTACCCGCAGCGCCCACCGTTCCCCGGGCAATAGTGCTGCCATCTGGCACCACTACGGCTCAGGGTGGGCGGGGCACGGTGGGCGAACAACAGATCTGACAGTCATCCAGTCAAGAACCGTATGACAACCAGAAACAAGTCATGAAGAAAAAAGAATGATACGCGGTCGGGGCTAAATACAAACAGGAACTGACAACAAGGGCAGTGGCTACCAGACACAAAAAGAGCAGACCTGCGCATCACTGCGGAAGCCTGCCAAAGTTTATTAATCTAATGATCGTATGAGAAAAAGAAGTATAGTTGCTAGCCTCCAAAATATGACGTGAAGCCCGTGGATGGCTGGAGGGCATAGGCCGGAATGAATTTCTCCACGCCGATGCACAGGGTATCGAACGCATCAGATCCGTCTGTGCGGGCCTCCAGCTTATCCTCTTCTGTTTCGGCCAGCTTCTCGCCTCTCTTATCCTTCTTATCGTTGTAGATGGCGGCAGTCGTTATTGACAGGAGGAGGTCTGCGTTGTTATCCCGGTTAATAAATACTTGATGGGCGGCCTTTCCTACGAACATACGGTTAATGAGGTGGTACTTGTCGACGTGGTGCATGGGGTTGAAGATATAAGTCTGTTCCACTACCCAGCCGGCGCTGAGCAGCATGTTGGTGATAAG